GCAGAGCGAACGACCAATGACAGCATGGTGATGGCCAGCGAAATGATGCAGGCGGCAGTGTCTGGCATTGCCGAGGCGGTGGATAAAATCGGTGGCGCGATGGAACAGCTGGCAACCAGCAACACGCAGAATGCCGAGAAAGCCACCCAAAATGTTGAGAAAGCAATTCAGTCGATCAACAAACCAAAAAGAGTGGTGCGCGAAAAAGGCCGCATTACCCGCATTGAGACGGAGGAATAAATGGCTAACAATGTAGGCTATACGCCAGGCACAGGCGCACTGGTTGCTGCTGAAGAGATTGCTGGTGTTCTTCACCAGAGAATCAAAATCGGCGTAGGAGCTGACGGCGTAGCAGTTGACGTATCAAGCGAAAACCCGATGCCGGTTGACATAGGCATTGACGCGCTCAACCCGCTGCCAGTGACTTTGCCCGACGTTACGGCGCTCAATCCATTGCCAGTAACAATGCCTGATGTGACGGCATTGAATCCGCTGCCAGTGAGCTTGCCTGACATTACGGCAATCAACCCGCTGGCGGTCTCGGATGTGACCAACGCCGAAGCGCAGCAAAGCATGATCTTGCTGTTAACCAGGATGCTGAACTACCTAAACGCTCCGCAGGGTTACGACAAGTCGTTGCAACGCCAGCGAGCAACAATGGTTGTCGAATCTGGCACCGTCACCACAGTCGGAACCGTCACCACAGTCGGCACTGTTACCAACCAAACATCAATGGGCGGCATTCAGGCGCAGATATTGGTCAACGGCGGCAACATGGCTGCATGGCAAGCGGCAGTTCGCAACCGGATTACATAAGGAACAAACATGGCAAATACATTCAAAAAAGTTATTGATAGGCTGATGTGGGCGCAAGTCGCCCCGGCACCCAATGCCAGCGCTGCGGCTACCTCGGTAGTATCTGATCTGCGCTCTGGGGTATCGCGCAATCCGTTTGTCTACAACTTGGTCAGTGCCACGGTGCTGAACCGGTACAACATCGTTACAAAGGCGTGGAACTTTGTTCAATCCCCAGCATTGGCTGGCACCTTTGGCGCTGGTTCGGCAATGGCTTTTGCCCCTTCGCTTGGTCTGGTTGGCACCATTGCTGCCGGTGCAACCACAACCTCCGTCACGCTCTCAACAGCCCTGCCGACAGCGGTTGGCCTCAATATGCTGGCAAACAGGGGCGGCTCGGGTGAGTACGGGTTCAAGCTGCGGATTACTGATACGACAGCAGGCAAAACTGAAGAACGCTACATCACCGGCAACAGCGCCAGCACTACGCCAACAATCCAAGTGCTTTCGGCTTTCACCTTCACCCCGGCTACTGGCGCAAGATACGAAATCATTGCTGGCAAACTGTTTATGCTGGGCGCAGGAACTACAGCCAGCAACATCTGGCGGTCTCTTGAGGTTGCAACCAACACGCTGTCCAGCGGCCTAACAACCACCAACCTGCCAGCAACGATTGCCACCGATAGCAGCATCATGGTGCTGGACGAGCAATATGTACCTTATGACTGCACTCCAGGCGATGGGATGATAAAAGGTGCATTTGTCTACGATACCGGGATTGAAGCTAGAACCGCACTGACGGCAACAGCATCAGGCGCAAGCACACTGACAGGGCAGGCAACGCTGGGCGATTCTGGCGTAGCAGTCAACGAGTATCGAAACTTCCAGATCAGGATTGTGCAAGACACGGTGACGCCTGCGGCTGTTGGTCAGCGCCGAATCATTGCCAGCCACACAGTTGGCCCCAGCCCTGTTTACACGACAGGCACGGCATGGACAACCCAGCCATCTTCAAGTGCCAAGTTTGTCATCGAACTGCCCAACCTGCTGCTGTTGCGTTCAAGCGGCACTACAACGGTCTACACCTACAACTATGGCGATGCCACGGTTAACAACGGCACGAACAACATTGTGGCCGGTGCGTGGTCAACCACCTACTTTGGCGTGGCCCCGGCTGCTAACGCTTCAGGCGGTATGTGGGCGCCATCGTTTGGTATTCGCCCCGATGCTGGCAAAAACGCACGGCAATCGTTCTGCTATTTCTTCCGAGGCAGCGCAGTGACATTGGATGTACTGGACATTGCAGGCAGCATTACGGGTACGTGGACAAGCACGATCACCTATGACGGCTCAGTAGCCCTGACGGTAGGCACTTGCGGGTGTTCAGCGCCGTTTGAGAACGAAGGAAGGATGTTCTATTTGAACATTTACGCGGCCTCCGCAATCAATCAAATGTACCGATTCGACGTACAAAACCGGGTGTTGAGTCCATTTACTCCGACCGACTTTTTGCAGTCAGGCACGGCGGCACTTGGTCAACGGATGGCCGCGTACTGCGCAAATGACGGCACGGACACTTACGATGTAATTCTGCTGCAATCGCACTTGTCCACAGTTGCTCAAGAAATGGTGGTGTTGGTATGAAAGTGCAAGAACTGGTCACCCTGATGGCCAATAAACTGGCCTATCTGAACAACGCTAAATCAACCGCTATGGCGTCTGGAGACCTTGAGGCGGTGCTGAGACTTGAAGGAGAGATCAGCGAGACCCAGGCCACCATTGATGCCCTGCAAACCCTGATGTAACGTGTTTTTAACGCTTCTCCAGTCCCAAGCCCCCCCGGTATCGGGCGGCGGCGGTAGTGGCTCACCTTCCAGGGGCAGCAGGAAGGGATGGGCGCGTGAGCGTGCAATCTTTGAGGCCAGCTTACTTCGCAAGCCGACCAAAATCGTAGAGCTGGAGCAGATCAGACAGGCACTTGCCAAAGACACGCAATCGCAGCGCCTGGCACGCAAGCTTGTGAACTACGACGGCGATCTGGAAGAATTGGCAAGCCTGCAAAAGGAACTTGCGAAACTACAAGTCACCTACAAAAACAAGGCAGAGCAGAGTAAAGAACTGCAAGAGGCATCGGCAGCACTTAGATCTTTCTTGGCTGACGAGGAAGACACGATCACCGCACTGATGGCCATGCAAGAGTTTGAAGCGCGGCAGATACTGGCAGTGCTTGGCATCAATATCCATTAACGGCATCCACCCAGCCGAATTTGGGTGAGTTGAAAGGAAGACAATGGAAAACGAAGAAGACTTGATCATTGAAGACGCGCCGGCCGAGGCAGAACCAGCCGAGGAACCCGACGAGGTTGTAGTCAGCATTGGCGAGGAAGAACCGCAGCAGCAAGAGGAACCGGCCCATGCGCCTGAGTGGGTGCGTGAACTCCGCAAAACCAATCGTGAACTGAAGCGGCAGAATCAAGAACTGCAAGGACGGCTGCAACAAACAGCACCAGTTCAACAGGTTGTCCAGCTTGGCAAAAAACCAACACTGGAAGACCACGACTACGACGCCGAAAAGTTTGAGCAATCGTTGGAAAGCTGGTATGACCGCAAACGGCAAACTGATGAACAGCAAGCAAAGCAAGACGCCGAGGTGCAAAACCAGAATCGTGCCTGGCAGTCAAAGCTGGACAGCTACACCAAGGCCAAAGCTGAACTGCGCGTGAAAGACTTTGAGGATGCCGAGGCAGTAGCGCAGGAACTGTTTTCAGTCACTCAGCAAGGCGTAATGCTGCAAGGTGCTGATAACCCTGCCCTGGTGGTCTATGCGCTCGGCAGGAACCCCACAAAGGCCAAAGAACTGGCAGCAATCAAAGACCCGGTGAAGTTTGCCTTTGCCGTAGCAAAACTGGAGAAAGACATGAAAGTTACCAATCGCAAAACAGCACCACCACCGGAGCGCGTTGTTTCAGGCACTGCCCGAAACTCTGGCGCAGTAGATTCAACGCTTGATCGACTGCGGGAAGAAGCAGCCAGGACTGGTAATATGACGAAAGTGATTGCGTACAAACGCCAGAAAAAGGCATAATGTCGCCAAACGGGTATCGCTAGCCCACATAAATAGCAGTGAATGGCCCCCGCCAGCCCATTGGTGAGTAAGGAAATTGGCAGTAATGCCGTGTTTTTTATTCAACCAATGGAGCTTTACAAATGGCAAATTCATTCAGCAAAGAGGAGCGCGTAGCGTTCGAGGATATCCTCGAAGGTTTCAACGATGCTCTGGTCTTGTCCCGCAACGTGTCCGTTTACAACACCGACGGCTCGATGATGGAACGGACAAATAACGTCATCTATCGTCCCCAGCCGTACATCGCCCAGAGCTTTGATGGCATGGATCAGACCAACAACTTCACGGCCTACACGCAGTTATCCGTTCCCGCTACGCTCGGCTTCCAGAAATCTGTGCCGTTCATTTTGGATGCATTGGAACTGCGTGATGCCCTGCAAGAAGGTCGCCTCGGTGATGCTGCCAAGCAGAAGCTGGCAAGTGATATCAACATCGCCATCATGAACAGCGCAGCCAATCTCGGTTCGCTGGTGGTCACTGTCAGCACCGCTGCCGGCGACTACGACGACATCGCTTTGTGCGACAGCATCATGAACGAGCAGGGTGTCCAAGCCTTTGACCGTTACTTGGCACTGTGCAGCCGCGATTACAACGGCATTGCCGGCAACATCGCTGGCGGCGCTACTGGTGGTGGTGCATCGCGTAGTTTTAGCGGTAACAAGTCGAACAACGCTTTCGAGCGTTCGTATGTCGGCATGGTTGCAGGCTTTGAGACCTACAAGCTGGACTACTCCAACCGCATTTTGGCGGCTACTGGTGCAGATCCAACGATGAGTACCCTGGCTGCTGCAAACAACTACTACGTGCCTGTGGCAACACAGACCGCAGTGACCGGCGAAACGCAGAACGTGGACAATCGTTTCCAGACGATCACTGTGTCCAGCACCACCGACCTTCCAGCCGGCACTGCCATCGAGATCCAAGGCGTTGAAGCCGTGCATCACATCACCAAGCAAGGTACTGGGTTTTCCAAAACCTTCCGTGTTGTGAGCGTGTCGTCTGCGACTACTTGTGTGATCACACCTCCAATCATTTCTGCCCAAGGCGGGACTGATGCCGAGTTGCAGTATCAAAACTGCATCGTGACAGCAGCCGCTGGTCGCACTGTGAACCGCCTTAACGTGGATGACGCACCAATTAACTGCTTCTGGCAAAAAGATGCGCTGGAGATCCTGCCAGGCCGTTACGCTGTGCCTTCCGACGCTGGTGTCGCAGTGATGCGTGCATCTACAGACCAGGGCATCGAGGTGGTCATGCAGAAGCAGTACGACGTGAACACGATGAAGACCAAGTATCGTTTGGATACCCTTTTCGGCGTGGTCAATAAGCAGCCTGAGATGTCCGGCATCCTGTTGTTCAACCAAACTCCTTAAGGAAAAATCATGAGTTACAACGTAGTTTTTGCACAAGGTAC